ACACCATGCCACAAAAACTTACTCGCACGCAAATCAGAGAAGGCCTTGATACGATTCCAATAGAGACTCTACTAAGTAGCGGAGAAGGCAAGAAACCCAAGATGACTGGGAAGATGAAAGCCTTCGCGCACGCAGTAGCACTCGGTGAGACTAAGGCCAATGCGTATAGGAAGAGCTACAAGCAGGATGCCAGTAAGAGGACACTGGCCTGTAAGCCATATGAGCTCATGCGGGATGAGAGAGTAAGGAGAGAGGTCGAGGCCTACCGCATCGCACTGGCCACCGCAGAACATCGAAACCCTGCTCAACTGAAGGCACTCTTGGTGCAACAGCTCGTCCAGCACTCACTTGATGAGGACTTTCCCCCGGCACAACGGATGAAGGCCTTGGCTTTGATTGGCCAGTTGTATGAGGTTGGGGCTTTTCTGGAGAGAAAGGAGAGCACGATCATCCACAAGAGCTCGGACATACGCACACGATTGCTCGAACGACTGGGTAAGGCCACCGATGTGAAGGCCAAGCAGGACGATGGGCTCACATTGCTTGAGGAAATCAGGGGTGATGGGTCTGCGAATGCGTCCACGGCCACACCCACGGACGGGGTGGGCGCGCCTGCAGGCGGTGCGCGTGTGGGGCTTTGAGGATTACCCACCAACCAAAGGAGAACTTGTGATAACGATAACCATTGATACCAATAACTCAGCATTCGAGGACAACCCTCGCGAGATGGCTGAACTACTTGAACGTCTTGCGAACTATTACAGGGACTGCGAAGTCCTGCCTGATTCCGCCCGAGATTCCAATGGCAATACTGTTTGCCACATCACACAGGAGTGAACCATGACAGACCTAGAACAGAAATACATGGAAGCCCAGTTGATCAAGGCCTTACCCCTGCCACCCGAGATGTGTGGTCAGGTCAAGATCAAACTGTATTCCGAATTCGGCCAGTCCAACTGGCTGAACATTACCCCATCCCAACTCAAGAAGATTGAACTGGCCTTATTGGAGGACGCATGAAATACTATCGCCACACCACCACCTTGCGCGAGGAGCTCGAGCTCAAGCGCAGACTAGCCCGAGTGCAAGCAGGGTATGAATTCATCCTCGCGATGTTCGTATGCCTTGCAGTCGTCTTTATCAGCGTCATGGTGCTCTCATGACCGAAGCCCAGTTTGTCAAGACCGAACACGAATTGATTGAACTGGGCTATCGTTATGAACGAGCCCCAGTCCAAAGGTCTATTGCCATTCGTCAGACCTTCAGCAATTTATTGCAGCAATACCCAATTTATCGCGACCAATTTATCTATTGGTTTGAGCAAGGCCGTAAAGAAGCAAGGATAAGCAAATGAACAAAACCCCACACGAAATCGTCCACAAGGAGTCAGGCCGAATCATTGGCACCTACCCAACTTGGGACAAGGCCTATGAAGCCTACAACCAACTTGGGACTGGCAATGACGGCATGAGTGACCATGCCATTGGCGAAACCAATACAGGCTATCTCGAACGCGTCAGACAGGCGGACGAAGAGAGTCGTCTGTCGCGCCAACGCTACGAGGCTATGCGTATTAACAGAGGTGAACCGCCAAAGGAAATCACGCGCCAAAGGTTTTGGGAATTGCTCGAAGTCCTTATGCCTGCAGACTGGACGCAAGCAGGGTCAACCGAGTCCTTCAGAGTCATTGAGTGCCAAACAGATGACCTCTACACATGGTGTGCCCGAGTCGGTGAACGCTACTTTGAGATGGTCTGCCCAAAGAAGACCACACACGCACACATTATCAAACTTGTTAAGGAGCAAATGTAATGAACATCAAAATATCAATGCGATGGGACTTGGCCGAGGAAGGCTTGGCCGTCCCTGCCTCAACAACCTTCAGTAATTACGACACCCTTGATGATGACATTTACATCACCGCAGAGGAGCTCGAAGGCGCGACCCAAGGCGAAGACCCTGCCGACCCTGATGACCACGCATTTTGGTACATCCAGTTGAAGGATGGACGATCACTTTACTTTATCGGTGCAGACCTAGATTTTGAATACACCAAGGAGATCGCAAATGAAAGTATCTGAGCTGATCAACCAACTCACCCAGTTGCCACAAGACCTTGATGTCTTGATTTGGGACGCAGGAAACCGCATGGGCATTTCAATGGTAGATGACGCATTCATTCATGACGAGCAATACCCATTCGTTGAGCTCAACACAGACACAGACGAGGAAAAGAAATACGAAGTAAGAAACCACAACCAAACACTTTTAGGCAAATTTAAAACTCGGTCTGCTGCCGAAGAATCAGCAAAGTTTTACCGCGAGCAAACAGGAAACCCTGCCTACATTGAGGAGCAATTAGCATGACCACACGCGAAGAAAAGATTCTTGCGATGACACGCAACGAACTGGTGTTCTTAATTGATTCACCCGAATGGCTTGATGACACCGCCAAGTTTTTTGCAGGTGGTGGATTCAATGCTTACACAGACAAACAACTTAACAAACAATACAAAGACGCAATCGAAGAAGGAGTAAACCCATGAAATACACAGTTAAATCAGCATTTATCACCCATCAAACCGCAGAGATCGAAGCAGAAGATTACGACCACGCATACAGACTGGCCAGTCTGCTTCTTAACAAAACTAAAGACGATTCGGTGTCATTGCATTTCAAAACAACTGAAATTGAAAGCAAGAAGATCAAAGAAATAACCTTGTCTGATGCCAACCTCAGCGAAGAACAACTCGCATTCGTAGAAGCCTACTTGTCCAATGTGGCAAGTGCTGACCGCGATACTGTTGTGAAGTTTTTGTTAGCCAAAGATCACGACACATTCTGCGAAGCACATGGAGATGAGTACTACACAGGACTGGCTGATGCCCGAGGCGTTTGGTATGACGCCAAACAGTTCTTTACAAAGTAACTCCTCAAGCCCTGCGAGTCAGGGTTTCGGGCGGGATTTTCCGCAATTCGTCCTTTAACTTAACTGGAGAAACAAAATGCCAAATTGGTGTGCCAACTCATTGAAACTTGTTGCAAAAACTGCTGATTCTGAGAAGAAACTCGCGGAGATCGTGCAGGAGCTCGAACGAGCAAAAGGCGCTGGAGAGAGTGCAAGAATCTTTAACTTGATCAAGCCCATTCCCGAAGCCCTGATGATCACATCAGGATGGTTAGGCAAAGATACACCCGAACAGACTGCTCTCGAAATTGAACAGGCAGCGAACCTCAAGAAATACGGATACAAAGACTGGTATTCGTTCTGCATAGGTGAATGGGGCACTAAGTGGGACATGAGCAATCAGTATGAGGACGAGGCCTTCACCATCGAGGGCAATACAGTAACGATGGTGTTTGACACCGCATGGGCACCACCTATGCAAATCTACTATGCCCTCGAGGAAATGGGTTTCGAGCTCGAGGCCACCTATGTTGAGCAGGGCATGGGCTATATCGGTTTCTACACAGATGGAGTCGATAACTGCGAACAAATGAGTCAGTTTTATCCCGAACCATCAGATGACCCCGACATGGAAGATTCTGCAATGGACGAGATGACCCTCAAAATTTACGATTTCTTTGAGAAGAATGGATTCACCCATTCACCCTCTAATTTGGGTGGCTGATATTAACACTTGTTAATATGAACCTTAACGGAAACTTACAGATGCACCACGAACATGAAGCCTATTCATGGTGGGAATACGATGGGCAGGGGATTCCCCTTGCCCGAGTCTGCGACAAGTGCGTAGATGCCGTTCTCGCCAAATACAACCCAGTAGTGCTAGGCCACTACACCCAGTCAGATGTTGACGAACCAATTAACGAGGAATGAAATGAAAGTAACTATTGAATTTGAATTGCCTGATGGACAGGCCATCCCCAAGGTCGAGGATATTCTCACCCTGACCAGTCCTGACTGGCACATCGAGAAGTGGCACATTTCAGATGTCCAAGGCGATCACGAATGGCTGACAGACGATCAAGCCCGAGAAGTGCTCAAGTGGATGAACAAATACCACGATGCCAATATCGGCATTAACTGGGATTTTATTCATTCAGTAGTGGACAACAAATTCCCCGAGCCCGAAGAGGTGGACGCATGATCTTGACTGACTTTGACCAAATTGCAGTCGCGCGAATGCTTACGCTGCGGAAAGGTTTACAACTTGAGATCAAGGGTATGCGCCATTCAGGACGCAGTTGCTACTCGATCATTAAGAAGGAATTTGACCTGACTGGGACACGCGCCCAAGTGCTAGAGAAATTTGAACAACTTATCCCAAACTTTGAGGAGATCACAAATGGAAGTCGTTGAACTACAAATTTTCCAGTTTGAGGAGCTGGACGATGACGCAAAAGAGAAGGCGCGTGACTGGTATAGGCAGGACATTGATTTTGCTTGGCAAAAAGAATCTGAAGAGTCTATCAATGCCTTCTGCGACCACTTTGGAATCCGATTGATTAAATGGAGTGTTGCCCCTTACTCTTCGCCTGACTATCACGCGGACTACTTTAATTCCCACTTCAGAGGAATGAAATTAAAGGACTTTGAACGCGACCATATGCCCACAGGCTATTGCCTTGACTGCGACCTATGGATGACCTTCTATGACGAATTCAAACGCACAGGAAGTGCCAAGACTGCATTCGACAAAGCATTGTGGGCAGGATTCATTGCATGGCGCAACGACATGGAAGCCCAGTTGACCAACGAATACATTGATGACCACATTCAGATCAATCAATGGACATTTACCAAAGAGGGAAAGTATTACCCTTATTGGCCTAAATAACCACGCAGGGAGTCGGCTGCGGATGCAGTCCCGATTCTCTGCTCAGCATCGTTGAAGTCCTCACCGGCCTCGCCTACCCAGTAGTGCGGGGCTATTTTCTTGGCAGTCGCTATCCCCATTGGGTCATTGTCTGCGATCACCAACGGGTCACGCAGATTCTTGGCCACCTCGACCATGTTCCCCGCAGAGAAGCAAACATGGATGGTGTATCTTTCCCGAAGGTGTTTCATTGCCCTGCGGACTGACATTCCAGTCGCAAACCCCTCACAAAGGATGTTCCGACCCTTGTTGTCAATCACCAGGGACGCGCCTTTTGTGCGCTGACCCGAGAGAAATCTTTTTGTGCCATCCTGAGAGATCAGTTGACATCCAACTAAATTACCCAAAATCCGCATGGGTAACACCAACAGATCATTCCAAATCAATCCCTTGTCCACGAAACCCTTGCGGATTAGGTAAGGGTGTTGGTCTTTAACTGCGTTATTCAGAATGAATGCGGCCTTTTGTGCGGCCTTGCGCTGGCGGAGCTCGGCTTCTTGTTTGGCAGCCAACTTCTTTGCGTGTGCATTGGGATCAGGAATGAATGGTTCCTCAGACTTAAACAGTATATGTTTGTCATGGACTGCGAAATTTATAAGTGCCCCCTTGTGGCCATCAAAGATATACGCGCCGTTCTGTTTTCTCGGGTGGTCTTCAGTCCCAACCCTTACCCAACGATCTAACACTAAGTCTTTTATCAGCAGACCATGAGCTCTTGCGAAGTCTTGAAAGCTCATTTAAATGCCTTTGATTTAGCCCAAGCAATGTTCTTGGATTTAATCCAGCCACTGGTTTTGGCGGTGGTTGCCAACGGATTTGTGTGAAGTCCCCTCGGGTAAGCCCCATACTTCTCTTTGTATTTGTGCGCCGCCCAACCTTCTTTGTATCCACGCATACGCGAGTAGTAAATTAACTCAGAGTAGAACTTTTGATTCTCGGTCAGGAGCTCGCGCTTCGTTGTTTCTAACTCTGTTAATTCGCCCGGCACGTTGACGATCTGCTTCATGGCCTTTTCAAAGCCACATTCACCGCATTCCCGACCAGACCAAACCCACAATGCACCACACGCAGGGCACTTTGCCTCCTTCTTTTCTTTCTCTTCGGGTTCTTTCTTCGCAGTTTCAGCCCCGTTTTGGAGCTCAGTCACGCCTTCTTCAAACAAAGTGTCCCATTCTTTGCGGAATCTCAGGTAGTTTCCCGAGTGATCAAGCCACAAACCATAGTCTTTGCCATCGTAAGGACGCATGATCCGCCCCATTTGTTGAACATGGCTGCTGAAAGACTTAGAAAACGGCCTCGCAGACACCCCTATCATCACATCAGGGACGTCAAAACCTCTAGTCAGTATGTCAGTAGCCACCAGACCATTGATTAGCGTATCTGGACGCGAGAAATCCTCGATTGTTTCGGCTTTGAACTCATCATCTTCCAAATAACTGATGGAAACAAAGTTATATCCGGCCTCATTGAACTGCCTAACCAAGTCCCTGCCGTGCTCAACACCCGAGCAAAACACGACTGTCTTCCTCGGCCTGCCAAACACTTGCATAGTTTTGTTGATCCACTCTTGGACAATATCGCCAGTGATCTGCATACCGCGCTTGGTAGTCTCATCCTGTGACCACTCGCCAGCCACCTTCTTTGCACCACTCATGTCGATCTCTTTGGCAATATAGATCTTCAACGGGGTAAGCCACTTGTTCTCGATCAGCTCACCCGTAGGTCTAGCCCCGACCACATTGGTGTAGGTGTCCCCCAGTCCA